ACGTGGTCCGGCTCCGGAGTGCCAGGAAGTTCTGGCCCAGTAGCGGCCGGCCTTCGTCATCGAATGCCAAGGCAATCGCATCGGTGAGCGCGTAGATCGCCGCATAGTAGCGGCCATTGATGGTCGTACTGGCGAATCCGTGGAGCACATCGCAACAGCCTTGGAGCTTATCCCGGCCGGTCGAGTAGGCATTGCTATCCGTATCCGTCCGACTGGAGCGCACCCGAATCTGGAACGTGGGCCGGTTGAGATCTGACCGCACTTCGGGCGCATAGCCGCCGGTCTCGAAGATGGTGATGCACTTATCGGGGTCGGGCGGCATGAAACTCTTCGTGACCAGCCACCCAGTATCGGTGACCTGGGTCGTGCCAGCCGCGCCGGCCACGCTCTGGCTGGTGAATCGGGATTCGATGTCATCAAGCAGCCCCATGGCCTACGATCCGTTCAAACGACCGCCAGAGATGTGTTCCGAGCCGGGACGCTACCCCACCGCTCCGTTGTTGAACGGCGGTTTCGAGGAACTTGGCCTGGCCCACGGGATGGTGTACCTCTACCCGTTCATGGACCCAGACGGCATAGCCCACGTCCTCCGGATTGCTCTGGCCGGCGTGATTCCCGGAGCCTGCGGGACCGCCAAATCCCATGACAATGCTCACGACCGGGCCATCGATGACCGGCAACGCGACGTGGCCCGAGGCCCGGAGATTCCCCGTATCCACCGGCGTCAAGACCTTGGCATCCGTCATCGTCGCCTCGGCTTCCTGATAGAGCGCCGTAGCAACCGCCTTCGGCGCCTCAAGCCCCAAGGCGCGGAGCGCTCTCTGGATCTCCTTGGTACCGGAGACCTCCACCGTGGACAGGACAGCCGTCACCGATCTAGGCACAGTGCACCACCGCTAGGTAGTTCTGGGTCGATTCGGGATCGATCCAGCGTTCGATGCTCAAGGGCCGCGGGAGATTGGTCGAACTGGAACTGTCCGACAGGATAAACCGATCCTTGACGCTGGGGCTCGGCACGCTGCCACCGCTAGTCGTCTGGCCCAAGAAAATCGCCAAGGTTGCCACCGCTTCCGTGCCATCGGCGGCCATCACCTTATGCTCCCCCCGTTCCAGGTAGGCGCGGTAGACCGTGGCACCGCTGCTGCTCGCATAGGCCTGGTTGCCATAGGCGCCGACCGTCGAGAAGGTCTGGAGCGTCACCGTATCCCGGAAGAAGTCGAGCGCCCATTCGTATTCCCAGGGCATCAGTCATCCGTCGATCCCCGGCCGATGCCGGTCCCGGGGATATCATCCCAGCCCTTCACGAAGAGCGGCCGGACCCGATCGCTATCATCCTCGATGGCGTCCTTGTCGCTCTCCGAGATCCCGCCGACGTAGGGCGTGATGCCGCTGTAGACGGCCGCCTGGGCCCGCAACGAGGCTGCCTGTTCCCGATAGCCCTTGGCGCGTTGCGAGGCCGCCAGGCTGGCCCGGCCCACGCTTTTGTCTACCCGACGCTGATACTTGCCCGCCAGCGCCTCCGAGGCATTGGCAGCGGCGTAGTAGAGATTGCCGGCGTTGTCGAGGTAGAAATCGATCTCTTCGTCAGTGAGTTGCTGGTCGTTGGTATCCGTATCCCCGGTGAGGGAACGGACCTTGGCGAGATCGGTGGAGAGATCGGTGGAGCTGTAGGTCCACGTCATCGATCACCATGCGGATGCCAGCAGACCCACCGTGACGCTCGACGGGTTGCCGCCAGTGGACATCGTGGTCGTCCGGGCACGCACCCAGCTCACGGGGATAGCCGTGGTGTTGTAGCCGATCTGGGTCGTATTATCAATCGTCGCGAGCAGCACAATCAGCGCGGCAGTCGAACCCGACGAACTCGCACCGTGCAACTGGATCGTCCCGGTGGTACCCGAAGAGAACACGCCGGTCACGCTGAACCGGGTAAACGGGGCACCGAGAAAGGTCCAGGCCCCATCGGTGCTCGCGGTGCTGAGACTGGCGATGGTGCCGAAATCGTAGTTGGCAACCTGGCGACGGGGCATCGATTAGGTCGAGCTGGACGTGACGATGTTCCCGCCATGACGTCGGCTGATGATCCATTGGGCGGTGGTCAGCGCCAGGAACGTGATCGCCGCCTGACCATTGATCGCGGCCACCCGGCCCCCCGAACTGCCCGAAGACGTGTAGAATAGGACGCTCGTCGTATCCGGAATGACGTAATGGGTCGAGGCGGTCGTTCCCCCACTGAGGAAATCAATCTCCATGCCCACCGTAGCAGGCGGATCGAGGCGGTAGTAGCCGCCATCGCTGGTCGTGATCAGGATTTGGCGCGACCCGAGAACCAGATCCGTCCCGGTGCTGGGCCCGGTCGTCAGCGGCCAATCAATGCCAGAACTCAGATTGAGCGTCCCGGTGACCGTGAGTCCGCTCGATGTGGCGATGGCGCCGGGACCATCCAGCAGCGTTGGCCCACGAGCCGTCACCGCCCGGGGGAACCATTGACGAGATGGCATCGTTTACTCCTTCATCTTGCGGGGCCGGCCTCGCTTGCGCTTGACTGGCTGGCCCGTGGTTTCCGTAGCCGTGGTGTTGATGCGTGTCCCGCCATCCCCCGTGGTTCGGCTCTGGAGCTTCCGATCAATGCCACCCGGGTCCTGAATGGTGACGATCTCTCCCGTCTTGCGGTCTACCTGCTGAAGCGTGCGCGGCGCCCGCAAGACCACCTTCGCCCGCCCGGGCGTCGGCATCGGCTCAGGACTTCCGGTCTGGGTGTTGATCTGCACACTCAAGGGGTCACGCACGAAGCCCGTGTTGATCATCGAGCGCCGGGATCGGGCCGGTGCCCGATCCCAATCCGCCCGGGGCAGGAACTCGGCAGCATGAAACTCCCGCATCTCCTGGCGCGTCCCATCCGCGCTCGCCACCGGAAACTTGAACTGGCGCATGACCAGCAGCGCCTCCCGATGTTCAGGCATCAGGACGACACCGCGCTGATGAAGGCTTCACCCAAGAGTGTCGAGGTCAGCACGAACTGCACCCAGATCTCGGTCTCCACGCGCTCCGATTCGACGCTCTCCGGCAGCCGGTACTTCTTGGTCGCCACCCCGAATTCGTTCCCCGCCCCCGCCTCGGGCCAGACGAAGGTCTGGAACGCGGTGGGGGTCATGAGCCCCTGGGTCGGCGAGACGTAGGCCAGTAGGGCGTTAGTCTGCCCCGCAATGAAGTCCATGGAGCGGGCGACGCCTTCCAACGCTGTGTTGCGGGTGGCTCCGCAGACGACCACGCGATCCAGATCCAGGGCTGCCGCGATCAGATCCGTAGTGACGATCCCGCGCTGGGTGTACTTGATCCGGTCCAACAGGTCTGGGTGGTTCTTCAGTCCATCGGAATAGGTCTGCGCGCCCAGGTAGAGGGCGTTGGGGCGCCGCCCCGTGTTCTCCTGCATCACCAACGCCCGGGCTTCCATGTCCGAAATCGGGTCGGATGTCGCCACATCCCACAGCGTGGCTGGAGTGGTTGAAGCGTTCCAGACGCCGGTCACGAAGTTGACGGCCGCCCAGAGCGCTTCGAGTCGGATGTTCAGCTGCATAGCCGTCCACTCACTGGCTTCCCGGTCCAGGTTGATGTCCGGATCGGCATTCCGGCGGGTCGGATCATCGATGTCGTGGTGGATGGCCCAGCGATCCGTGGTCACTGTGGCAGTCGTCACCGCGTACCCGGACCCAACCGATTCGGTCCCCGGCGCCCGACGCTGGGCCTCGGTGCCGAACCAGAAGTCTTGATCGTAGGTCCGGTAGACGTCAGAGCGGTGCGTGAGGCGCACTGGCCGCGTCGAGTTCCAGGCGTACCCCTGGGATTGCCAGACGGCCAACGAAAAGTTGGTCAGCGGCTGGTTGACGTGGACCGAACTGATATAGGGCTGTGGCATAGTCCGTTACTCCGTTTCCATGGTCCGCGTCAGGTGGTGCGCTGGTTAAGTGATTGAATGAAGACACCAGCGATGATTGCGGTCGTGTCTGCCGCGACCGCTTCCAAGGCGTACCCCACCGGGTAGTAGCCCGAGGAGGTCGCCGTATGCACCGTACCCGCTCCGCCAGAATAGAGGATCGTGTTGACCGCGATGGCGGCATGGGTGGTACTGACCCGGAACTTGGTCAGGCCCCCAATCACGACCCGGCAGGCCGACCCCGAGGTTTCCGCTCCGAGATCGTCCAGGACACCGTTGCAGAACTCGCCCTGGGTATCGCTGATTCGGATATCGCCGGGTGCGGCGTTCGTGGTCGTGGAGAACTTGACCAGGCAGTACTGGTCCGTCGAGGCGAAACTCGTGCTTGCCTGGACGAAGCCGATGGCGGACTGTGGGTCCTGATAGGCCATTACCGCACCCTCCGGGCGCCGGCCTTCGACGCCTCTTCCTGTTCATGCTGGTGATAGAAGGCCTTCCCCTCATCGGTATCGCAGACCTTGGCGAAGGCCTGGGCGAAGGTCATCTTGCCATCCTTCTGCACCAGCTCATTGGCCTTGGCGTTGAGCTTGTCCAAGGCGGACCCCACGGCCGGCCGCGCGGCCCCGATCTCCTGGAACAGCGCCGAGTCCTGGGCGATCTTCACCGCCCCTCGGAGCATGGCTTCCACCTTCTGCTGCTCCTCCGGGGTCCAGACCCCGTAGGCTTTCCGCAGGATCGGGCCTAGGTCGTCAGGGTTGGCGCCAGGCAGATCCTTGAATTCCTGCGCCTTGGCGATGAAGACTTCCCGCTGGCGCTCGTCCTCCATCTTGGCGATGCGGGTTTCGGCGGCCTTCTGGGCCGCTTCGGCCTCTGTCGCCCGCTTCTTCAAGTCCGCGACTTCCGCCAGCGCTTTGGTCACGTCTTCGGGGAGCTTGTCCGGCATCTGTTCCTCCTCGGCGCGCTTCATCGCGGCCATGAGTTCCTTGCATTCGGCTTCAGTCTTGCCAGCCGCCATGCATTCGTCCATCGAGCCGTGTTCGGCTTTCCGCATCGGGGCATCCTCCGCATCATCGCGCTTGGTCAGCACCACACGGGCTTCCTGATTCGCCCCGCGGTCCACCAAGGCAATGGCCCGGAGCACTAGATTTTTCAGTTTGTTGGCCATCAGGCAGCCACACTGAGGGCGGTTCCCTCAATGGAGAACATGGACAACTCACCCGCCTTGACCTTCTGGAATACCTGCGAGGAAACGCGGAACCCGACCCAGAGACCCGCCTTGGGTGCGGATTTCCGCATCAGGCCCATAGCCTCTAGCTTCTCGGGCGTCACCATGAGCGATTCGACCAGAACCCCGATCGGGCCGCCCTTGTGCATCTCATTGGCAATCCGGGAGTGCTCAACGAAATCGTAGGCGGCCTCTTCGAGGACCTCGGGCGCGATCATGTCTCCCTGACGATCCACGAGAAGGTCGTCACTCTTGATGGCCACCGAGGCCCAGCCGAATACGAGCTTCTGCGCTTCGTCCAGTTTGGCAACGGTGAATCGCTGTTTATTGATCGGGAGCTTGAGCGTCGTGATCTTGAGGGCGTCCATCCGGTCAGCACAGGAGGGGCAGAGCTTGCGAACTTCGTCTCGCGTCAATTCAATGACGCCAGCAGTGGATTTCCCCTCGATAGTGCGTTGGATGTCGGCGCAGTAGGCCTTGGGATCATCGGCCTGCTGATTCTGGGCTACACAATCCTCGAAGGAACTGTAGTCGCCAAACGGCACCGAAACGCCCCCCCATACAAAAAGGCCCAGCTCACCTTCCACTGGGCCTCGGCGGCGCTCTGGGGGCGCTCTTCGGGCCTCTCTAACGGCCTATCGTATATGCGTCTGGCGTTTTCCGCAAGGGCTTAGGCTTGGGGGTGGCGGAAATTCCCTTCGGCGTCGGAAAATACCAGCCCAATGGAGCACCGGCATTGTGGGTGCGCTGGCGGCGTCATGACCAGCGAGCCGTCGCCAGCCAGAAAGGGTTCTTCGAGGCCCACCAGCCGGTTGTGGGCTGCCAGGGGAGCACAGATCTCGCAGAGCCGCTCGTCGGGCGTGATCAGCCATGCCCGCCGGGTGTCCGCTGGTTGCAGGTAGCCTTGTTCCCGTGCCTGGGTCCACAATTCCTGCTGGCCTTCGGCCGAGGCGCGGATACTCTCGGTGCGGACAACGACCTCGGCCCGGTGACGGAGCAGGCGGTTGGCATAGCGGTCTATTTCCCCATCTAGTCGATCCACGGGCAGCGGTTTGCGGTTCTCCACGATCCGCTTGGCGTTCTCGATTTCCAAACGGTGTCGCAATCCCTCAAGGGCTCGCCCATCCCGTGCCGAAAGGCCAAGTTGGCGCTGAAGAATCCGCATGGCCTCCCGGGGGGAGACGCCCTTGATGTACATGTCAGCGATGGTGCGCCGGAGGTTGGCCTTCGTCTCTTCGGAGAGTTGGACGACCAGTTCGGCGGCGTGTTCTTCGGCCCAGCGGATGGCTCGGGGGTTGGTGAGATCCAGCGAAAAGCCTAGCTGGCTGACTGGTTCGCTGGCCTTCTCGATCCGCAGATTCATGAGTTGCGCCCGCATCGCCGCCTGCACCGTAGGTAGCAGGGCCGCTCGCCAGCCATCGAACCAGTCGAGTTCCAGTTGGCGCCACGGTAGGGCGTTGAAGATGGCTTCCGGCCCCTGGGACCAGCGCGCCGTGAAGCTGTCCAGCGACAGCCGGCGACGAGAGCCTTGAATCGCTTCCAGCACCACACGTCGCATCGCAGGTGCAAAGCGATCTGCCACCGCATGTTCGGTGAAGTAGGCTTTCGGCCGGCGACGGGTAGCAGGCACTACCGCATCACTTCAGCTCTTCGGGTGAGCCGCACGAGCTCGGCAAACCGACTCGCCGTGAAGTTCACACA